TCATTACAGTTGCAGTTAGATATATTTGAGCAATTACACATAGTTATATTCTATATTGTTAGCAGCAGCACTTTTGAATACTGCATATTTTATTCACTTGATTTAGTAAATCAGTAGCTTGAGCTTCTTTACCACAAGCAAATGCTGACTTAGCAGCATAAAGAAGAGCTTCAGCTTGTTTGTAATAGTCCCAATAAGTAAGCCAATTACATCCACACATTTCTTCTTTAAACTTGGTTTTCATTTTTTCTACACAGCAATCTGCTTTACATGTAGAAAACATTTTTACAGTTACTTCATGTTCTAAAGGAACAGATACATCTTCAACAAAGTACTTAATACTATAGATACCATCATTGAAAGTTATATCATCAATTGTATCTATAATAAAAGAACCATTTACAATACTAGCTCCTTGTACTGCTGCTGTTACATCATAGTTTACAGCACTGCCTGAAGGAGGAGTAATAGTTAAAGTAGCTGTATCTACATTAGTTAAGTGTAAGTTAGAACCTCCCCATCCAGTAGGATTGGTAGACCCATTAAAAGCTCCTGTAATGTCAGATACTTCTAACTTAGTACACTTTTCTTTAAAACAAGCAGATATTTTTAACTCTAAGGCCATACATAATCATATTACGAATTATCAATAAAATAGTTCCAATAACTACTAAAAAAGGGCAGCCCATTACAGGCTACCCTTCCTAGTAGCATTGCTATGATTACAGATTACCTGCCTGAGCTGTAAGATTAGTAAAGTTACTAATGTAAGTGTCTAGTACATCTACTGTACTAGTAGCAGCACCTACATAAGAAGTATCAAATGTATTTGCAACATTGCCATCCAAAGCACAAGCTACACAAAGCTGCGCTCTAAAGTCAGTGTTAGTCAAAGCACGATTAGGCTTACGTAGTACCAATTCCAAAGTAGAATGGTTTTGAGTAGTTACCAAATCTGTCAAAACAGTAGTAGGAGGAAACTCAGTATAAGTGAAAATCTGACCTTGGTTTCTCCAAGAAGCAGCTTCAAGAGTTCTCATTTGCTCATAAGTACCATGTCCAATGAAAGCATTAACAGCAGTAGTCAATGGAGTGCTTCCTGCATTTTTAATACCCAATTGGAAAGTTACCAAGCTATAAGGGCGAGAATCCAAAATAAAAGGCTGGTTAAGACCTGTTACACGAATACCCATGTCACCTGCATCAACGTCAGTATCAAGTACTTGGTGAATAAGAGAAGTAACAGAATCACTTTGGAAAGCAGTGTCCAAAGTAAGAGTAGATACACCATCAGTAGCTGTAATCAAATATACTTCATCCAAGTCATTTGACTGAGAACCTACACGGATGTAATCTCCTACAATACCTACTGTAGTAGCAAGGTTAGGAGCATTAGTTACCAAAGAGCTTCCTTGAGTTAAAACAGCAGCAGCATCGTTAGTAGCTTGACCAGCAGCACTAGCTACCATTTCAATTAAAACAGGTCTGCGAGTCCAGTAAGAAATTTGTCTTACAGCTTGTCTATAAAGGCCATTAGCTACTTCTTCTTGAGTGGCATTACCATCAGAAAGATAATCAAACAACACAGGAGCCATAAGAGCAGAAGCTTCTTGAGAAGCCAACTCATAAAAAGAAATTACTCCAGTGTAATAGTTGTCATCAATATCAGCAATAGCACCTACATTAGTAGCAGCATTATATCCATAATAAGATACTTGCTGTACTTTAGCTTGATATTCTCTACCTACGTAGTTTTGAATATCATTAGAGGTAAACACTTGAGATTGCCATAGTTCTTCATTAGCACCACGACCCATTACAAGTTTAATGGAATCAGCAGTAAGAACGGTAGCTGTATCTAGAATCCTGTTACTAGCGTCAGTAACAACAATTTCACCTTGAGCAAGAATACCAGGACTTACTACAGTACCTGCGGTAGCTCCAGCACTCCTAGCAACATCTGCTCCAGCGAAAAACTTAAAATTATCTAGAATTTGCGGTTGAGAAATCATGTTTTTAAAGATTTAAGGTTATAATAATTATCCGATTTTTACGATGTTAAACAGTACAGTTACTTGAAGAGTACCATCAAAAGAAGCTACAGCTCCACTAGCAGAGATGTCAAGTCCTTTTCCAGAATATACTCCATTACCAGAGGAACCAAAGCTAACAGCACTAGTATAAGCATTAGCAGCAGCTCCATCGTTTAGAACATCTTCAGCATGTGCTTGACCTATAGAGATTAAACGCTCAGCACTGCCATCATAGCCTACACCAATATCTCCAGCAGATGTTCCTGCCACTGTACCAGAGGTTTTGGCTATAAGTAAACTTTGTGGAATCAAAGCATATCCAGATTGAGGTGCTGGAACTACATTGATGGGGGTACTGCCAAGTGCATTTACTTGAGCAGCAGTTAGAGTTACAGTTCTTGCAAAAGTTTTCATTGCGTTTTATTTATTTATTTGATTTGTGGGTATATACGTTTGTTTTTTAAAAAAGTTATTCTACCTTATCAGAACTTAGTTGTAAATCTTGAGAAGGTTGGGATAAAGCTTCTTTAAGCATCTTAACTGCTACAGTTACAATAGGTCTATGAGTAGATTCATCTAATTCACAGTTTTGCATGTTTACAGGAGCTACAAAATTAGCTAAGTCAACTTTTATAGGTTTAGGTACTCTAAGGTATCTAAGGTTATATTGAGTAACATTAAAAGTACCATCTGTAATAAGTTCATGTCTTTTTCCTGTTCTATTAGTTATAAACTCATAACCATTAGAAGCTGTAGTAGTTTGAGAATTATATCCTGTATTAGCTCTAGTATATGAAATTCTCCATACTATACCTTCTGAGCCATTAAAGTAAGGCTTTTTAAAAGGATTGGTTTTGCTTCTATTGAAGTCATTATGAGAAATTACAAATACTGGTAAGTCTGCATTTTGTTTAGTAACACAATCTTCAAGGTTAATAACACACCTTTCCCACACAGTATACATAAAATCTAAAGGCAGTTCAGCAAAAGAACCATTAGGTAAATTTTCAGTATTTGTAGTAAAAGCAGAAATAGATGCAGAGGCTAACAAAGGCGACAGCCCCTGCATTCTAATTTCTGTTTCTTCTAAACCCTCCTTTTTGAGATTCAATATTGAAGATATTCTAGTATGAACAAAATGATTTTGGGCATTAGTTAATATAATATTAGCTTGTCCTTCCTGAATACCAGGAGCACCTGCTGAGTTAAGTTTTTCATACTCAACTAAAACTAATTGCCACATTTCATTTGCTGTCATTACAATACAGAGTTAGCTACTTGATATTCTAGTTTTTTACGGAACTCTACCTTTTCAGCATTATTGATAAGAGAAATAACATCTCCTAATCCTCCTAGAGGTTCATCACCCATTGAAGAGTATTTGTTACCTACTTTTTTCAAAGCACCAGCTCTTACAGCTTTAAAGATGAGAATTTTATCTTCTCTGTTTTCATCTTTAATATTCTCTAAGAAAAGCTTAGGATTAGTTTCTGCTACTTCATATACCAAATTAAATAGTACTTCGGTAGAGGCAGTTTTGGAAAGAACATTGCTTGGGTCTTTAACAATAAGGAACTCCATTAGAGCATCTCTATTGTCTTTCATTTTATTAAACTCTTCAATAGCCTTAAGACGAAGGTTAATTTCTTCTTTCTTACGGTCTACAGATACTTTTTCATCAACTAAAGCAAACCAGTAGCTAGGTTTAGAATTTCTCTCTTCCCAAGAAGGAGCAATATACCTGTCATTGGTTTTAAGGACTCTCCATTCAATGTTTTGCCAAACATTTGACAAATCTAAAGTAGTACCCTCTTTAGATAGTTTAACTGAAAAAGGCTTTTTTCCTTTGTTATTAGGTCCTTCTGAAACCCAACCAGACCAAAAGTTTTTAGTCTCCTTAGTAAAAGACAAGTCATAACCTGTAATTCTATTAAAGAACTCTAACTCAGTCATAGGTTCATCAGGGAATTGGGGAGTAATTACTTTTTGTATGTTATCAAAAATAGGTAAAAACTCTCCAGTAGTTTTGTCTCTTTTTAATTCTAGAGACCTAGACATTCCTTCGATAATAAAACCTTCAGGAAGCTGTTCCACTTGTTGATTAACAAATGTTCTTGTTTCTACAGGTACTACACGTACAGTACGCTGTCTTAGAAAATCCTTATTTGGATATTCACTCTTTTTTTCTGTAATTCTGGGCATAGCAATTTATTTAAGTTAAATATGCTTGCAAAAGTGGGGATTTCTCCCCACTTAAGCAAACAAACAACAGATTAGATGTTATAAGGCATCCACACAAGTTTAGTTGGGTCTTCAACAACACAACCAGTCCATTCCATACCATGTACTTCATAAGCATCTACAGGGCTAGTAGTCATAGCAGAACCTGCATTTACTTTGCTAGTATATGGAGAGAAGGGGTCACGCATACCAGGAATATATTTAAATACTCCATTTTCAAGACCTTTAACAGTAAGACGATGAATACCAGGGTCACCCAAGAACTCACCATTAGCCATTTTATGTCCACCACGGATTAACATATGACGAGAAGCATTAAGACCATATCCAGATGGATGTTTTTCTTTGTAACGCTCTACATCATCAAAGAAAGGTCTGTGCTTAACCATAATGTTAACACCATTGTAAGACTTAAATTGAGTGTAAACACCTTGGTAAGTCAAACCTTGGCTTCCCATGTCTCCATTCTTTTGTACTCTTTCAGTAACAAAGTTAGGAGTATATTGAGTGGAACGGTTTTCAATCCATTCAGAAATGTCTCTTTTACCGTAAGCACCTGTCTCAATAACTACATAGTACTCATCTTGCATTTTGTAAGCCAAGCCCATTTCAATGGTCATGTCTACAATTTTATCAAGGTTAAGAGTAGAATAAGGGTGAATATTGGTATTTGCAATTTGCTTAAACATACCAGCAAAAGTCTGGATAGTACAGCCATTACGGTCATCAATACCATAGTAAATCTCATTCTGAGTGTAGTTCTTATGAGAGAACAAGAAAGCTCTAGCTTGTTGCTTCTTAAATTGGTAAAGAGCTACCATATCATAGAAGTTAACAAAAGCACCAGTGTAAGGCTTAGGATTCTTAGGGTCAGTGGGGTCAGGGAATCCAAAAGCAAGAGGTACGTTTTTACCTTCAGCAATCATGTTACCATCTACTTTGTACATCATACGTTGTAGGGCAGCACGAGCTTTAAGTTCCATAAAGGTAGTAAAGTGGGCTTGAGTACCACTCATAGAACGCTCACTAGATTGGAAGTTAGTTTCCTTAGACCAACGAGTACCTACGCTCAACTCACTAGAAGGAACAGAACGATTAGAAGGGTCATCAGTAATAAGTACTACTTCATATTTCCAACGATTAGGAGCTTCTTCTTCTACACTTTTAATTTGAATGTAGTAATCATCAGGATTGTGGCCTACAATTACATCATTAATGTCGAAGAAACGCTCTCCAAAAATCATATACCAACGTCCTTGATTTAGACCTACAGAAGCAGGTTTAGAACCAGTGGTATCATACCAATCAAGAAGCTGTACAGTTTTATTATTGTTACCAGCTACTCTCCAATGATAAAACTTATTTTCAGTGTCGAGAACCTTAGTAGGAAACTCGTTCATAAAGTTTACATAATCATCAGAAGGTAGAGTTTGGAAAATTCTACGATACATATCAGAAGCCAATTGAGGCTCAATCATACCTAGTTCTCCCAAGTGGGGAACTTTAAGAGGTCCATTAAAAGTTTTAGGACCATACCTTGCGACTAGCGGAAATAATTCAGTCATTGTGTTAGTGTTTAATTATTGGTTTTAATCTTGAGAATTTGCATATTTTTTAGAAAGAGCTGCCCATTTTTTAAGGTGGTCTTCTTTTTCTTCATCAAACTCAATTGAATCAGAAGAGCTATAACCACTTGTTTTTCTCCTAATGTTATCATTTTGAACTGCTTTTTCCAGTTGCTTAATTGCTTCATTTTTTCCTAAACTGGAAATAGCTGAAAAATCAGGAACAAAATCTTTTTTACGGGCATCATATTTGAAAAGACCCATAGTATGATACAACCTAAGTAAGGCATCAAACTTGTTAGGGTCTACTTCTCTGGTAGCTAGAATAGGATTAACTTTCTTACCTTCTTGAGTTTGTACTAAAGAATACTCCTTCATCCAGTTATCCTTCATTTTTTTAGTGAGTTTAATTCCTCCAATTTCTTCAGTAGAGTTAAGATACTCTTGAAGCTCTTCAGCTTGCCTAGCATAAAACTCTCTAGTTTGCTGCTCTTGGTGAGCAAGCTTTTGTTTTTCGTAGTCTTCTGCCTTTTGCAAGAGTTCATTAAACTCAGGAATAATTTCTAAAGCATCATCTACTAAGCTTCCTACCTCTTCCTTTTTGTCTACTTCTTTCTTAATTCTTTCTTCAGAAAAAGCAGTAGTATGTCTTAGGTATTCAGCATACAGATTTTTAGCTTTATCAGGGTTTTCAATAAGAGCATCCTCTGTAATATTTTCAGAAAGCTTATAGCCTTTTACAATAGAAGATGCTGCTTCTTCAGACAAGCCACTTTCCATTAAGTCTACAAACTTTTGCTGTAGAGGAGTCAGGTTATTTTGAATATAATCTTCAGCTAACTGCTCTGCATTTTTAGTAGCGTAAGTATCAAGATACTCTAGGAAAGCTTCTGGAGTATCTTCAAACTCCTCTTCATTAAAGTCTTCAAAGCCTCCTGTTTTCTCTTGCATAGCTTTAATAATAGCTGCATATTTTTTAGCAGAAGCTTTGGAAGAACTATCAGAGGTTTCTTTAGGTTTGTCTGTTGATGATTCTGTAGATGCAGTTGAAGAACTGGATTCATCTGTAGAGTTGTCTAAATCAGTAATAGGAACTAAACCACTTTTATCTCCTTCAGTGTCGTTAGAAGAAGTATCAGCAGTTTTGTTGCTATCATCAGCGTTATTATCAGTATTAGTAGATTCACTACTACTACTGTTTTCAGCTTCTGATAAGCTCATTAGAGGTTGTTCCTCTACTTGCAAAGAATTTAAAAAATCTAGTGCCATAATCTAAGTTGTTGTTTTATACTACGAAATTATATAAAAGTTACATTTTTAAGTGCTACTTATTTCTATTGTGTGGAAAGTATATAGCAATTATATATAACTTATATACGGTTATGATAGGTTTTTAAGTTTATATAGTGTAGACTGGATTAAAGTTTTTACCTCATCTACTTGATTTAGTAGGGCTGAATCTGTAAAAATCTTTTTATTCTCATCTATATATTTTAAAAGCTCTTGTAAGTGATTTATAGAATTTTGATTAGAAGACGCAGGAATTTGGAGTTTAATAAGCCCATGTAAACCTTGGTAAGCTTCTACAAATGAATCTATAAAATCTAAAAGAGAATCATAATAGGAATTTAAAGCTTTATGTTCTGCATAGCTAGTTGTAGCTAAGTGAGCTAAGTGAGTAATGTCTCTAGATTGAAGTAACTTAGCTATAAACTCCTCTGGAGAAGTTTTAGAAAATTTTACATTTTGAAGTTCTTTTATAATATCTTCCATTATAACTATTTTTTAGAGGATTTCTTTTCTCCAGCTACAGGATTTTTAAGTTTCATTTTCTCTACTGCTTTTGCAGTATCAGATTTTAACTTCTCAATGCGTTCTTGAGTTCTTAGCTTTTCTTTTTCTACTTCTATTTTTTGTCTTTCTATAGCTGCTTTAGTAGATATTTCTAGTTTCTTATCTGCTTCTTTAGCAGATATTTCTCTATCCTTTTGATAAAGTTTTTCTAATTCTATAGGGTCAGGAATGCCATCATTATCTAAATCCATATTCTCTTTCCTGCTATATGTTTGTATGGTAGCTATTTGAAGCCTTGTAGCATTTTCAGAATCTATTTTATATTTTTCAAGTTCAAGCTTTTGTCTTTCTATAGTTAGTTTTTCCATTTCTAACTGAGTCTTAGCTTGTACTTCTTCTTTCTTAGCAGCTAAAGCTCTTTCCTCACTTTGCTGCTGCATTTGCTGCATTTCTTCTCTTCTACGTTTTAGTATTCTAGCAGCGTCTTGTACACTTTCTGTTTTTACTAGACTAATAAGGTCTGCTGCATCAGCAGTACCAGCAGCAATAGCTTGTTGGAAATTAGCCTCTAGCATCTGTAGCAATCTTGCATCTTCAGAAGACCTAGATACTTGTAAATCAAAGTCAGCTAATAGTATTGCTGAAATTTCCTCATCTGTAATAATTTCTTTAGTAAAATCATCCATAAGATAGGCTAGTCTCTTAGGATTTTTTCTTAAAATGCTAATACCTATATCTAGTATTCTTCTAAGACATCTTTCTTTAAAGAACTCATTTTTAGCAAACCATCTTTCTGTTGTTAAAGCAGATTGGCTTACAGACCTTTCTACATTACCTACTAATTCTGTAGAACTAATAGCACCTTGCCTTTGTTGAGTTACTCCAGATACTATGTCCATTGTTTGAACTATATTACCCAAGACATTGTTAAGTACCTGTATAGGACCACTTTGGTTAGCAGATAGTCTATTAGGAGTAATAGTATTAAATGTTCCAGCAGATTGCATACCTTTAGGAGTCATTACATCTGCTGTTGGGTCCATAGGCATAAATGCTGTAGAAGTTACATAATTTAAAAATTCATGTAATGTCATATTATCTGGTATCATACTAGTTGGAAACTGTACAATATCAGGTAACATTAAGTTAACTAGAATCTGCCTTTTATAATCAAATATGTTGTATAAGTAGTCATAAGGCTTTATAATATCCATTAAAGACTGTGCTCTAGAGGAATTGGTATTATAAAACTGAATTACTACAGGAGGCGGTTGTCTGGAAATGTTATCCAGAGAATTAGATAAATAGGGTATAGGTTGGGCTTTAAGATATATGCTAGCTCCAATTTTATAACCTCTCCACCATTCATTAATCCACTCTACTTTATGAATCTCTTCTCCTATTGATTCATCAGGCTTGTATTTTTGGTGCTCGTATCTTAAATTTTCTACACCATTTTCGTCTAGACTTTTAATAACAAGAACTTTTCTTTTAGACCTCCAAATACAATGCATTAATCTAATGTTGCCTCTAGCATCAAAATAACTTGAAAACATAGGAAGGTCTAAATCTCCTAAAGGCATTACTTCTTGCACTTTAGCAGTAGCAGAATCTGTAGGTATAGCTAACTCTCCTACATGTCCATACATAGGATATGTAAAATAAGGTTGAGGTCCTGAGTTATAACCTCTGTAATCTTCTAATTCTTTAATCTGTGCAGGAGTTAGCTCATCATGAAACAAATCTACTAAAGAAGATATAGTGTGATAAGTAACTTCTACTAAAGCTTCTAAACCACTTTCATCAGTGGCATGCCCATTCATAATAGTAAATATTCTAGTAGGGTCACCTTTTCTTATAGAAAGCTCTCCTCCTAGTTCTTCTATAAAACAATATTGCTCTGCTGCAATTAAAGCATCTTCAAAAGCTGCATCAAATACTCTGTCTTTAACATTATAATATTTATATAGGTATTTAAGCAATTTATTAGCTCCTCTTTCTGCAATATCAAAGAAAGAAGAATTTGTGTATTCTTCTAATTCCTTTAATCTTCGTTCTGCTTTTTGAGGGTCATAGTTAGGATTTTGTATTTGCTCTAAAAAGAAATTAATATATTCTTTAGTCTTAAGCTCTTCTACCTCTCTAATACCCTCTTGGTCTGAAGAACTTCTAATAACTCTAAAATCAAATTTTCTTTTTATATGCTCACCTACTAATAGGTCAATCTTAGAGTTACCAATGCCTTTATGTTCCATTCTAGCTGGAAAAGTCCCTAACCCTAATCCATAAGGGTCAACAACTTTTTCAACATCATTCATATTTAAAATACCTCTCTTAAGGTTATAGTTTGTAACCTTATTGTAATAAGAGTTCTTAATTTGTCTATTTTCAAATAGGACTAATCCTTCAAAAGCATCTATATTATCTTTCTGCCATTTGGCTTTAGCTTTCTCTGAATCAGAAACCATCTGACTAGGAGCTACAAATACTCTATTATACATATTATTCTATTTCAGTTTGAGGAGTGAAATGCTTCATCCAAATATCTTGATTATCTCTTTTTTGTTTAAACTTATCAAAATAAGAACCAGTTTTCTTTTTTAGCGGAGATTCATGGATTGATAAACGATTAAACTCTTGTAAAGTTACATCATACCAAGCTACCATAAGCATAGCAGATACTCTATCAAAGTTAGCTCTAGGATTAGGATTCCATGCAATTAGCTCTTTTAATAAACCTACTGACCTAATAGTACTTAGCATCAATTCTTCAGATTCTTCAGATATAGTTTCTGTTAACCATGTTTTTAAATACTCTAATCCCCTTTCTTTAACAGCTTTAGACATAATAATACCTTTAGAACTATTTGTATTAGGTTTCCAAGTATTTCTATCTCTTAAGTTATAAGGAGTGTCAGCTAACAAATGTAAAGCTTTTTTCTTCTCAAAATGAGAGTATAAACCTGTAATGTTAGCTTCATACATAGCTGTAGCTTCATAATAAATTATAAGCTTTCTACATATTTCGTAAAACCTTTCTGTACTTTCAGGTCTTCCTGAGTATTCAGCTACAATTCTTCTGGTTAATCTATCAAATACAAATATTGAACCTATAGATTCAGAAGCAGCAGAATCATACCTGTAAGGGTCAATACCTGCAATATATCTACCTACATTAATTTCTCCAGCATCTCCCAGTCTAGGAGTTTCATATATCTCTATTAAACCTTCTTCTGCTTTTTGTACAGGATAATCTCTATAAGGAGAACCACTTTGAACATCTACCCACTTTAGAGAACCTTCTTCAAAATTAAGATGCCCTACGCTATGCTTGTCTAACTCTATAGAGTCATCCATTTTAGAAAGTACAAGCTTTAGCTCAGTAATAGGAAAAAAGAAAGAGTGGCTTTGTAAGAAAGCTTCTTTAGGAGATAATGGATATTGAGTTACAGAGTCAATTTTAGCTTGTTGGTCTGCACCTTGTTCTGCTCTTTTTCTTAAATCAAAAATAGACTGTCTGGCTATATCTTCTAAAGAATTACCAAAATCATCTATCATTGGTTTACCCTTCCATTCTGGATGCTCTTTATTTATATCTTTATAAGTACCAAACCTCATTCTAGTAGCTGGAATGAAAAACCCACATTGAGTTCCTTTAGAATCTTCATCCCATATATTATCAAAAGCTAGGAAGTTGTATTTATCAGGATTAAAAAACATTTCTGCAAACTCCTGTGTACCACCTTCCATATCACCTCCGGTGCCTTGTACAATAGGTACACCAATAAGGTCATCACCATCTTTCCAGCAGGGTTCAGAAATATTATAAGACTGCAATAATCCTGGCCATTTACCAGCTTCTTCAAATAAGAAAAGGTTACTAGATTTACCAATAGCAGCAAATGGGTTATCTTTAAAAGTAAAAGAATGTATTTCAGAGTTATATCCTGCCCAAGCTGTTACCCCATCTATTGTTTTTTTGTATCTTGCTTTTACAAAATCCTTAGTATTAGGATTTCTTTCTTTTCCCCATTCTGTATGTAAATCTAAAAAATTAAGGTCGTCTAAAGACATCCTCATTGTATTTTCAGATAACTGGGATTGAAAAGCTCCTATAATACATTTAGCATTTCTATAAAAACTAAACTCATGCGCTATAATAGCAGCAGACTTATATGAAAATCCAATACGTCTAGGTTTTACTAAAGCAATACCTTTTTGTTCTTTTCTAGCCTTTTCTACAAAAGTAAAGTACTCTAAGTCTACATCAGTAAATATAGGAAACCCACTACTTTTTCTACCAGTACTAGGATTTTTTAATTCAATTTGAGTGTAATTAAGATAGAAGTAATAAGACCCTGGAATATATAGGTTTCCATGTGTAACTCCCTCTTTACATCTTCTAGTTTCTTCTTCCCAAAACTCATCAAACTGATACGTACCAAAAGGATACTTGGTATAAGTACCATGCTCTGTGAAGTAATGAGCAGCTTCTTGAAAATATTTAGGTGAAACACTAATCTTCATACTTCCTAGTTCTTTTCTCTCCGCTACGTCTTGTAGAGTTAGAAGCTTTTTCCTTATTTACAGCATCTTCTAAAGTAGAAAGCTGAGATACTAATTTAGAAGTACTTTCGATAGTTTTTAAAATAGGAGGTAGAGATTTATTATCAATCTCTGTATCTGTTAAATATCTAGCTACATCATCTATCTTACTCTTTACACTAGCTAAAAGTCTCTGTGTAGGGGTTTCAGACATTTCTAAAAATTTCTGAACAGCAGCTTTTAGTTGCTCATTGTTTTTTACTTCCCCTTTAAGCATGTCTTTAGAAACAAGCTCTATTCTTTTATGCTCAGGAAAATTACTATAAGGACTTGCTGAATCATAAATAAAATAGATATAAGCAAATTGCTTAAAAGCCAATTCTTTAGTTTTAGAAGTGTCTTTTTTCCAAAGAGCTTCAAATTCTGGTATTAACAAAAGAGCTTCATCAAAAACAATATTATTATTAGCGAGATTAAATATTTTCATTTTTATTTCTATTATTTTGCATCCTTTTAACAAAATATTTATTTGGATAAAAAGTTCCTAAATCCCTTATATAAACAGACTTATATGAATCTATGTCTTCTACATTTCCTTCTTCTATAACTTTAGAAATAAATCTAGGAACGCTTTTAAAAATATCTTCAGCCTGGCCTAAAGTAAGACCAAGCTCTTTAGCTTTTTCTTGTAGTATACGTTTAAGAATTACATCCATGATTCTAAAGGTGGTTCTTCATTAAAATACTTATCAAAATCACTTCTAGGGTCAAAAGGTTGAGGGTCTACTTCATCTAAATCATCTACAACAGAGGAAGTAGAATCTGAACTATCTTCCACTTCAATAGGTTGTATAGGTTCATTAACTTCAGCAGTAGGTTTATCATTTGCAGGTTTAGTATCCTCTTGAGGTGTTTCAGCTTGTAAACTAGAATTAAATTGTACTTGTAATGATTGCTCTGGATAAATGATAAACCTTTCATTTATAGAATTATTTTCAATTACATTTTTCTTACGAAGCTTATTTAAATAGGTTTCCAATTTATGTGTACTAATATTGAACTCCTTCTTAATCTTTGACTTAATTGTAGTAGAAAATAATAAGTCCATTCTTACATCATTTTCCTTAATAGACCTGTATTTGTCATTGTAGTAAATAAAATAAGAAAGTATTTCTAATTCAGCTTGTGTAAGTTGATTAGGACCTAAAGTCCAGTTAATAGAAGCTAGCCACACTTGAAAAAGTTGGATTCTCTCTTGAACAGGTATATTAAAATTCTTAACCATAGTTATTTTGTTTTTTCTATCCCAAAGGTAGCATTTTTAAATATACGAATTTGATTCGACAAATAATGTCTAATCTCACCTCCATTACATAAAACTACACACCATACATCATTTTCAAATGTACCTCCATCTCTCACATATATAGCATAACCTTCTAATTCATCAATAGTAACTACTGGAATAGGCTGTTTAAATTCTAGCATAGTACTTATTCCAAATGAACATTATACCCATCTAATGTGCCTAAAAACTCCTCTCTTATTCTCTCATAGACAGCTAACTCATGTTCAGGTAAGTCTTCATATTTTATCCTCTTACGAAGATGGTTGTAAAAATCCCATATAGCAGCATAAGCATTGCTACCATTTGCAGCTTGCTTAAACTCTACATCTTCTTCAGGTAACTCAAACTTTAATATAGCTTTCATAACATTATCTGTTTTGTTTCATTTCTTTACGCTTTTCTTCTAGCTTTAAGCATTCAGAAGTTTCAACCCATGTGCAGCCTTTTAAACACGGTGCGCCATTAGCAGCACACAATAAAGAAGCATCATATTTCTCATCTAAACCTTCAGGCTTAGGAGATTCTCCATTCATATTAGTGAAGTTCTTTCCCATTGTAATTTGTCATTAAGTTTGTTATGTCCTGCTTCTAATGCAGTACTTAAAGATTGCTTTTGATTAAAATCAGTTATTCTAGCTAATCTAATAATTCTAAGTTCTTTTTTCAAAAACTCTAAAGTATTTTCTAAAGCTTCTATACGCTCTTCTAATTCTTTTTCTTTATTTACCATAAAATCCTTTTATTACTGGTGTAGCTTGCTTCTTTAATCTAGAAAGTTCTTCAAAACTATGATTTACTATCAAGTTTCCTAAAGTAGAGTGGTTTATAATACACCTATTCTTGTATATCCTACCTTTATCATTATAGGCTTCCTTAAAAGCTATTATATCTGTAGGAAGTACATTCATCTTAGTAACAAAACCTATCCTTATAGGTTTACTTTTAACGTCAACAGGTATACCATCCTCATTATAAACAGGTTCTTCCTGATAAAGAAACTCTAAACATTTAAGAATCATAAAAACCAAAATTAAGCGTAACAATGTGCACCTTATGGGTATTTGAATACTGTAAATTTACTTCAAACCACATGTGGCTATACCTTAAACTGCTTTTTTGAATAGCTTTAAATAGAGCCTGATAATAGTTTAAAGCTTTATTTAACTCTACAAATTCAAATACCCTTGGTTGCATCTATCTTGGGATATACATTTATTTCTAAAAACCATCCAGCTTTAGTAGAAAGAATAAGTTCAGTATAGTAATACTGCTCTTTTTTACTGTCTAAAACAAAATTAATCCTGTCCTTAACAGTTAAGAGACGTTCTAAATCATCTCCAAAAAAGAGAGTATTAAGCTGATTTATTCTGTTCACTATTAACTAGAATTTCCCTAAGAAGACTCCAAGCATGCCTTTCATTAGAAGCTTCTACAGTATGGTCTTGTTCTCTAGGGTCTTTTGGGTCTCCTACAAGTCCTTCATACTTAAACTCATATTTACCTTGAGAATCTTTAGTAGGCTCTTCTACAGTATTTAACTTATGCTTTCTAGTAATAGGATGAAAAATATACAAAGCTTTCTCTTCAATATTAATAATAGCTTCGTCATTGATTAGATAGTAATTCTGAATCTCATCTAGAATTTCCTCTTCATAAATCTCACCCATAGATTCCTTAAACTGTTCTACAATAACATTATTAACAAATCTAAGATTAGCCAATTCATTGTAAACTTCCATTAGTCGTCTACTCATACCTTCAGCTAAAGAATCAATCTTGTGGTGTAAAGCTTGTGCTTTTGTCTGTTCCATATTAAATGTTTGATTAATGTTTAAGCAAATCTATAAATAAATTTTGGTTTATAGAATAAAAGAAGATGAGATTATAGCTTATAGGTAAATAAGTTTCTAAAAAATGTTAAAAATGAAACAAATGTCATTTGTGGAACGTATTAAAGCCATAGCTTGCAGCTATCTTAGTTTAATACTACGCTCCATTGCATTACCTCGTTACACTTAGGGGATGGTGTATTATTAAAGAGGAAACCCCTTTCAGGTATTTTTAGATTTTTGTAGAGGTACTAGTAACCTTTATGTGCATATATAAACCCCCCCTCCCCCATAGGTGTATATATAACCACCCCCCCCCTACTACCTTAGCTTAATTAGTGTACCCCCACTACCTTTGGGTTTTTGTAGCCTACCCCCCCCCATAGTACTGTAAAATTTTATAGTGTATGCAAATGGGTTCCTATCACAAAACATCCCCCCTACCTAGTGTTGTACTAAAAATTAAAAAGTTATGACATTATTAAAGCAAGTGAAGAAGACCAACCTCATTGTAGCTGAGGTTGGAGGTGCTATTACAGTAGTAGACGTAAAGTCTACCACTAGCAAGGAAGGCAGAGAAGGCCAGCTAATTACCTTCATAGATGATGAGGGTAAAATTGCCACCGTTTATTGCGGTGGTAACAGCGTAGCTGTAGGTCCTGCTACTATTAAGCAAACCCAATGGTCTGCTGATAGTAAGTTTGGTGCTTCTGTAAGTACTAAGATAGCCAATGTTATTTAACATTGGCTCTTTCTTCAATAAGAGTTAACTAAAGTTGTTAAGTTGTTGTTAAGTTGTTGATTGTTAGGTACTTATATCAAACCCTACAATTTACGACTTTAGTTGGCTCTTCTTTTCTTTGCCTTATTAATAAAATATGGCAAATAACTCTTCAGTTTTATGGTTCTTATTATGTGTCCAGGATTAGAAAATCCTAATTATGACGTAATTTTTGAAGGTACTCAACAAGAATGCCTTCAAGAGTTAGAGATTATAACTACATCATTTGAAAGTGATGGAGTTATGATGGTTGATAAAGAATTTATTAGCCAAAGGAGCAGTATTTCTAAATTTGCCACAGAAATAGAAGGTCATTTATTTGACCTTATTATGGCAGATGGAATTGCTATTCAAGTAGAAAAAGAAGGAGAAGTGTAAGCCTAATTTTAAAATTACACACAAAACAGGTTAAAATGAGACCAGTTTATTCAAGTCGTAGAATTAAAGACATCTATGACTTAATTAATGAAGCTGAAAAAGCTTCATGGAATCCAGATGTTGATTTTTGGATTGCTCCAGATGGAGCAGAAGTTACTTTGACTAAATATCCTAATAAACTTTGGAAAAAGGAAATTAGAAAAGGTAACAAAATCAAAATTAGATTCTCATGTAGAATACATGGTAGAATCGTTGTTACTGAGCAGCATGAAAATGTTATAAATGTAGATGTTCTTAAGAATGTATCTACAGAAGTAGCAAATATGTTTAACCAGTATTCACATTCTAAATTGTTTCTAAATGAGTAAATTTAATATTGATTATTTCATCAATAAATTTTCTAAAATTGATGATAAAGATTGTATAACTGGTGCTATCTGTAAAGGTGGTGCTGGTGAACCATTAAAATATGACTGCCTTGGTCATTGTAAAGATGATAAAGGTAAGTACAATCTAAGAGAACGAGATGCTCTTAGAAATTTAGGCAATGTAGTAGCTGTATGGGATGGTTATGAAAATCATTTTACACAGCCTACACCTAGATTAAGATTGCTTGCATATTTGAAACACCTTAAACAAAGCAATTAATCTCACTTTTTATAAAGCTCTTAAGTAGAAATACTTAGGAGCTTTTATTCTTTATACAGAAGGCTATGAATAGAGCAAGATGAAGCGTCTATTAACAATCATTGTTTACTAATCTATTTAACATTTAAATTATGTCTAATCAAGCAACTGCCACTACTACTCTTACCAAAAATGCCACTAATGCTGAACTTACAGCAGCTTTTGGTGACCAACTTAACGATGGAAAAGCACGTATTTTTGCTGCTGTTCCTTCTGTTAATAATGACCAAAGAGTTACTTTGTTCATTTGTCAGCAAATTGAAACTCAAACCAATGCAAATGCTGCTCAACAGCTATTGCTAGGTTGGGGCAGTGGTACAAGGATTATTCGCACTGTATTTAGTGCTGAAAAATCTATTGTAGAAGCACAAGGTTTTAAAGCTGGAAGTGTATTGCCTTTGGATATCCTTATTGAGGAGAAAACTGAAAAGGCTTATGACACTCAAAGCCCTAAAATCGTACCTTCTACAGGAGAAGTAATTACTCACCAAGGAATGCCTGTTTATGAGCATTCCACACTTGTACCTGAAGGTGCAGGAGGAAAGGTGATTACTTTACCTAGAGATACAGAAGACAATCAAGGTGAATTGCCTGGTGCTAACCTTCTAAGCTAAGTTTTTGTTCTTTTATTTTTAGTACACAAAACATACGTCTACTTAATTGTAGGCGTATGTTTTACTTTTAAAAATCTTGTTTTATGAAATATTTATTTTTATTATTTTCATTTGTTTCCTCTTTTGGTTCTATATATGGACAATCTTTGATTTATATAGACTTTAATTATGATTCTTTAGAGGAATCTATAGAAGAAGGAGCTTATATACACTCTGAAGATTACATTACTTTATCTGATGGTGAAAAACTTAAAACTGTTAAAATAAATACCTATTCAAATAAATCCTATGCCGTTTTATATTTTGATTCTAAAGGTGTTTGTGTAGGAAATGGTATACATTTTAATGATGGAAGAGAATTAAATAAAACTATAGAAGTTTATAATAAAGCTTTTGTCATTGTTAACAGTACTTCGTGGAAAACTTATAATAAAGGTGCTGTATATTTAGCAGAACTTCTTGTTGCAGATAATGGAACATATTTTATATTTTGGTCTAGATTTATAAATTAAATTAAAGTTTAGTTTATGAGTAAAAATAGAATACAAATTAATGGGAGATGGTATGTTGCTGAAGAATCAGAAAAAGACGCAGAATTTGATCCAGATGACCTAACTTTTTTTAGAGGTTGTGTTTTAGAAACAGACACTAGTTGTTTTGAATTTACTAATTTAACACATGAAGAGGGTAAACCATATGGGGGTGATATTTCTGTTAAGCACACTGATAAAAGATTTAAAGACAGAAAAGATTGGAAAGAAGATTTTTGGGATAATATGAACTGGTTTAATAGACTAATTGAAGATAATCCTGAATCGCTTCCTGAATTAGAATCTAGTGTTAATGAGGAAGATGCTAAACTGTTTATTGAAGCATTGCGATATTTAAAAGGATTAGAATGGTTTTGAACATATAAATAATAGAAAGTAATAAACAACTACTGCTTACAAGTAATAAATAAAAGTACGGCTATAATGCTGCGCTAACAATCTATCATCCAAGAGGTAGGTTTATTTTACTGTAAGATACTATTCTAAGTTACGGTCTAAAGGCTTACAATCTGGTATGTAAATAGCTAATAAGCTGAGTCAGATAATAAG